TATCTTTATATTTTTTATCTATGTAAACAGATGTAACAACAGGTCCAAGTTTTTCAATTAACTTATCTCTCATTATTGCACCTGCATCATCGTTATCTGCAATCAAAACAATGTTATTAAAATATTTTTTTAATAACGATATCTGTGTTGCAGAAACATTTGCCCCTAGCGTTGCAACCGCAGGGAATCCTACTTGGTCTAGTCTAATTGCATCAAAAGATGATTCAACTAAATATACAATACTTGATGTTTTGATTCTATGAAGATTAAACAATACTCTACCCTTTGGTAATCCTGGTGTATTTTTAAATTCTTTTCCTTCAATAGTTCTAGCAACAAATCCTATGCAAAGTCCATCAGGTGAGTGTATTGGTATGATTACAGAATCTTGTTTTTCTGAGTAACCAAGATTAAATTTATTAATAGATTCTTTAGTAATACTTCTGCCTTCAAAATATCTAATTGCCCTTGGAGATTCTAATGCCTGATTAGTTAATCTTTTAATTAATAATTCATCATATTTAATAAATTCTGGTTTTTTAATTAACGCTTTATTTACTGAGTCTTCAATACTATTTTCTTGTTCTTTGTTTTTTATGTATCTAACTGCCTCAAAGTATGTTCTATTAGATGTATACATTATAAATTCAACAAGAGTTTTTGTTGTTTGACATCCAAAGCAAAAAAACATTCCATGATCTTTTGATACTTCTCCAGCAGGAGTTCTGTTATTGTTATGATACGGACAAAAAATAATATAGTCAGTTCCATACTCTGCTTCAATATCAATTCCAGCACCAGTTAGAACACGACGAACTTGTTCTGCAGTATAAATATCTTTAACCATTCTTATCCTCATAGTCTTTGTAACGATAGTATCCTCTATCAAAATCTACTTGAACTAAAAAATCACCCATAAAACCATTTCTATTTTTTCTAAATACGCATTCAATAATATCGCTATTGGTAGCACGACCAAGTGCCATTACCCAATCAGCATCGTATGCAATTTGTCTTGACCAAGCAGTTTGACCTAAAGTTGGCGGACTAGATAAATCTTTAACATCATCTGGAGTAGCAGATGAAATAGCAATAATAGGAACTTCTTCACCAATAGACATAAGTTTTAACTCACGAGAAAGGTTTTTCATACGAACCGTTTCGTTGTCTGATTTTTGGTTTGGAGACATAAGTTGTAAATAATCAACAACAACAAAGTCTGGTTTGTATTGGTCAATCTTTCCACGTATAACAGATGGGGTTACTTCTCCACCATTATCATTAGAGATAATGTGAAATTCTGGTTTGCCCTGCAATTTATCAGCATGCCATTTTTTAAGCATTTCAATTTCTACTTCTCCATTGCTAAGTTTACGATGAGACCAAAGACCCTCACCCATAATTGCAAACACACGATTACGAACTTCTGTTTCAGACATTTCAAGACTTATAACCAAGGGGCTACGACCTTGTTTCCAGGCCTGTACAGCGAAATAGAGAGCCAACCAGGACTTTCCGATACCTGGGTATGCAAGAAAGACTCCTAGTTGTCCTGGCATGATTCCAGAAGGTAAGTAGTTATCAAACCCTGGCAAACCAGTTTTAATTCCAATTTGACCAAGATCTTGCATCTTTTTTACATTTTCAAAATAAGCAACTGCAGAGTCAAGATCTGTTACTTCAATATCTCTAATTGCAGCAGTATTCTTTTTAAGTTCTGATGTTTTAGTAATTAGATGTTCAAGAGCATTATTTCCATTACCACTTTGAACTTCACCTGCTGCATTACGTAAAATGTCTTTAAGACTATCATTTAAGTATTCTGTTTGTAATTCTTCAAGGTGATGCTTTGTTGCACCAATACCCTCTACTGGTATAAAGTCTCTAAATTTTTCTACAACTAAAGATACTGGTGGAACTGATTGGTTATTTTCAGAATATTGTCTTATAAAATTCCACACATCATTGTGTGTTCTTAAAAGATTGTCAACGTTTGCTTGTAATAATACGTGAATTTGTTTATCATTTAATACTGCTGTAATTAACTTTGCCTCTGTATTATTCACTAATCCACTTCCTTGCTAAGTCTCTTCTTTCTTTTCTTTCTTTAATATCTTGTTCTACTTCTAATTTTGCCTCTAATATTTTTTGTGCATTGTATGCAAAGTAACTCCAACTAGGGGAAAGAGAAACACTAAAATAGTAATCTAATAAATCGTAACAAACCTTTATTCCATAAGACTCAACAAGAGCATCTGCAGCCCATTGTTCAACATTAAGGTTAATGTTACTTTTGGCTTCATATCTTTGTAGATACAGTTTGTTATATCTACTTAGCAAAGCCATACGGTCTTTGCGTTCTGTCACTATTCGCTTTTAAATTCTTTTGCTTCGTTGCCTTTTTCAATAAGTTTATTTTCAACAAACTTATATACACGTTCAAATGCTTCATCTATAGTTTCTTCTTCACGCTTAGAATCAATTACTCCAAGATCAAGTCTTAAAGATTGAAAGTTACCTAAGTTGTGTGTATATCCTAGTGTTACTGATACTTTTGTGCTGTTATTTTCTTCCATACCCCACCTTTTTCTACTATTATATATTCTCTGCCCACACAGGAATAAACCTGCCATCTTCTGTCTTTGTATATGTAAGTATACCGTCTCCCATACGCCGTGTCAATTCTTGGCTTGTAGGAGTCATATTATTTGTTATTAATCCGTCTTTTCTTGGTTGTCCTATATGTATAGTAGCCAGTATAGCACGAATCTCCTTTACCGTGCTTTCTGAATAATATGATCTTATTCTAAAACCACGCTCTCCATTTATTTTTGATCCAACTGGTAATGGTATTACACCACTCTTCATTAATTTTGGCATATACTTTCTATGACGATTAATTAACTTAGCAGTCTCTGCTACCGTGTAGGCTCTTTCTCTATTTTTTCTAAAATCAGAACGAAGGCATGTTTCAAGTCTATCTTTATTTATATTATAAAAAGATACCATGCCAGTAGATCGTGAACTATGATGAAGCCTTACAAGATCTCCATTAAGAAACCATATTTTTTTATTTCCTTGTATTACAGTTTCGTTATTGTATGCTTGGCTCTGAATGATTCCTTTGCTAGTAACCATCTACCTTCTTCGCTTTCTGTTGGCGGATGAAAGAATGTTCTTAATCCACATATAACACAATACGTTTCCATATGCTGGGTACTACTATATTGTCTGTCAACAAATATTCTACCCTTGCATTTTTTGCAAGTAATCATTAAAGTTTATCCTTAGTTTGGTATACCAATAATAATTAAATGCACTGATAAAGATAAGTCTCCTGAAGCACCAAACCTTACAACTCCTTCAACCCTTGTTTCTGTAATATCTTTTAATATAACACTTACATTTTGTCCTGTTGGAGTTTTACCAGTATTAACTGGTGTTGCTGAAACAATTGGTGGATATTTAAAATCTGTAAAATTATAAGTAAAAGTTTTTTCATTTCCCGCTGAGACTGTTGAGTTGTTTGCTATCTCAACCAAACCACCAACAATTCTTGCATTAGAGGTTTTTACTTCTTTTTTACCTGCACTTCCGCTATCAATAATAGTATTATTAGTTACCTTAGAAGCAACCTGTGTAGACAAATCATTTACTGCTTCAACTAATTGATATAAATATGTAACATCAAGAGGTTGCCCTCTTTCTGGTAGTGGTACTTTAGCCATATATTCCTCCTATTTTATTATACCAAAGAAACTAAGCCAGAGTTGTATATTTGCAAATTGGCATTTAGTGTTTTTTCAGATGATTCAACTTGAACAATTACACGTACATTAATGGTTCCAGTTTTAATAAATTGATATGAATGAATTGGTGTTGTTCCATGGTAGGTTGCTGTAGCCCCATCAAATCCAACAAAAATATCATATTTTGGTCTATTTACTTCATCTCCCCATACTGCACTAATAATTGATGTTGAAACCTGTACTGCTCCAGTAACGTTAGTAATTGAGTCATCTAATACAAGATTTATTGGAGACCATTGAGATGTTCTGTTTTTATCTTCAGAAACAATTCTGTATCTAAAAACATATCCAACTTTATTGTGGTCTAGTGGTGGCAAAGATGTTTTTTTTATTATAACCTTTTTAATTCCTTGATCTGGTGTATCTGGCATTATGAAATTATCCCCTGAGAAACATCTACCGAAAATCTAAATTCAATATAGTTATTGGTGTTTGGACTTTTAATTATTGTTGCTGCATCCGATGTTTGAATTACTGAATATCCAGTTAATCCATAAAGTGGATTCTTTGTAGCAATATTTTCTAATCTTAAAGCATCTAGTGCCACATAATAGTTTCCAGACGGATTAACTCCATCAATAACGCATGCATAAATTTTAACTACAGAGACATCGTTCCAATCAAATCCAGACGTTCTATACAGTTGCTGAAGTTGTTTTGTTACAACAAAATATCTTTTTGTAGCAAAATCATATTGGCCACCACTGCTGTCATCAGCAACCTCTGCTTCAAGTCTTGCAAATTGTGTTCCGCTTGTATTTTCAAATGAAACTAGAACTCTGGCTCTCTCTGGTTGAGTGCCAGCCCCATATGTTCCATCTCTATTTACTATTGAGAATGCTAATCTTAATTCATCTGTTGGAGAATTTTTTGTAAAATCAACTGTTGTTCCGCTTAATTTAATATAGTTTGACCCTGCTCCTATTACAAAAGTATCTTGTGTTGGACCACTATCAGATTCAATATCAAGGTCGGCTTCATTACCTTTTATCATAATAACATTATTTAAAAATCTTGGTCTTTCATATCTTTCAACTCTTGGTGATTTAAAAAATATCGCATTATCTGCGTTTGTTTGAAAAACAGGACTTACTGTTGCAATAACATTATCAAGTAATGGAGAATCAAGTGCTCCTAAAAATGTGCTAAGATTTCCTATTGCATTAGCAGTGTGATATTGCCAATTTTCTGATTGTGAAAATGCAAACACAGTTTTACTATCATATGCTCCAGCAGATGGATTAGATCCTGCTGAATAAATTCCAATTTCAGATATTTCATATCTTTCTTCTGTTGGTAATTCTGCTGTAAAAACTATCTTATCAATATTATTTTCGTTTACAAATCCTCTAGATGAAATTGGAACTCTAAACATTTCAAAATCTAAATTTGTTTTTGTTGAGTAATTGCCAATTTCATCGCTTGTATCTAATGGGGTAGCACCACAACCAATAGCAATATACGAGGCGTAGGCAGGGGCCTGACCAATTAAATATTTTCCAATAACTTGTGCGCCTTTTTCAGTTATCACGATATATAGTCTCCAAGGTTTATCTCATATATTGTACCACTTAACGTAATTTGAGTCTCAATTTGTTCATCATTGTTTAAATTAACAAACTCAATAATTAAATTTCCTTGTTCATCAATATATATATTTTTTTCATCTTCTCCATTGCCTACGTTTGGAATCTTATCTTCTAATTTAATTGAAAATCCAGCAAAATATGTATCTGCAGTTTGTTGAAGGCTAACAATATTATTTGGGTTATACCTTTGTTGTATATTAGATAAATTTTTAATTGGTTGATATGATATTTTTTGTCCATTAATAATATCAGATCTTGAAATACTAATTAACTCTTGTCCACTAAGATTTTCAAATATTAAATCAGAGATTTGATCTATTTCTAAAACTTCTTCATCAAAAAGAACAATATCTGGAGTTGCGGTTTTTATTGCGGATGGTGGAGAAAATATACTTAAAGTATTTGTTTCAGGTGTAGGGGGGGTTGCTTTTACATTACTAGTGATTGCTTTACCTTGAAGAACTCCATCATTACTTGTTGTGGTGTTTGGATTATACAAACCCTGGTTTGCTGCTAATTGTCCTAAATTGTTTCCTTGTTGCACGTTAGGTTGTATATATGTTGTTGTTTCATTCTTTTTAGTTTTTGGCATATATAAACCTTGATTTGATGCTGTTTGATTAATATTACTCATTTTATACCTCCGCCAAATAAATAGTCATATCTGGTCCAGTTATTGTTCTTCCATATTCAATATTATATACTATAAATCTAGAATCTTCTGAAGTTACTAAATCTAAATTATCAGAATTTTTATAATTAATTTTTAAGATGTCTCCTAATTGAATAGTCGGATTAGCAAATATTTTTAATCCAATTGATTTTTTAGGTGTCATAATTTTATCAATAACCCATCCCATTAAATTTTCAGCATCATCTTGTGTTTGAATATATGGCGTGTCTAATGTAAACTCATTATTTCCGTAAATCATCCTACTTGTTTTTATATTATCAAATTGTCCTTTTTTAATAAGAGTAGAATAAATTTGAGAAGATCCAGTTAATTGAGTATCAGCCAAATTACTTCGTTTTTTAAAGTATTCGTCTACAGTTAATTCATGAGTAGTGTCTTGTGTAAAAGCAATTCCTTGAATTTTTAAATAATTTCCAGTTGTTTCATCAAGATTAAGAACAGTATCTGTAGAGTTAAATATTAAAAATTCAGCACCATAAGAATCTGCATAAAACCCAGAAATGGTGTAGCCTTTAATTTTATTAACAGTTGGAGATATTTGAGAATAAAGTGCTGGATATGCACGATCATATTTAATGTCAAAATAAGCACACTCTCTCATTATTGATCCAAATTCATCAAAATACATATTATATTTTGGCGGTTGTTGAGCACTAATACCAGATAAATATGTTGATTGAACAATTCCGCTCATAGCATACTTTCTAAGTGATTCACTAACGCCTATTTCTTTATCTCCAAAAACTGAAGATAGCGTTTCTCCAACAGTAAATACGCTATTTTGAGAATAGTTTTCTGATAACGCATAGATATTTTCAAACATTAATCTTGATGATCCACGAACAAATGGAGCAATATTATTATATATTGGAAGCGGGTCTGGATCATCTACAACTTGAATTAATTTATTATTAATATATAAATAAAATCTTCTTATTTTTCCTACATCCTGATATTCTACTGCTAAATCATAAACAGTTGGATCTTGTTCTGTAGCCATTCTAGATTGTCCAGTATATTTTCCATTATCAACACTTATTTTTGAAAGACCACCCCAGAGTTTAACTGGAATTGCATTTGTATTGGATGCATCTTTTTTTATTTTATAAAAAATAATATTATCAATAGATATGTTTGACTGATTGTTTTTATCTAATTTTAAATATGATTCTACGTTATTTTCTGTTAATGCAACTATTTCAAAATAATATCCATTGTTTGTTTCTGGATTAAGAAGCACGGCTAATCCGCCACTGCCACCGCCAATAGTTGAGTTTTGATTTGGTTGACTTCCAGGAACTTGATAATAACTTATAGTACCATTAGGAGTTTGTCTACGATTTTCATTGTTTTCAATTTTTCCCACAATACGAACTCTTGTTCCAAAATGTCGGTAAGCATTGTTTAATGGTTTATAAACATAAGATACTAAACTTATTGGATTTTCTGTAACTGTAAAAAATGGTCCATTTATTACTAATGCTGATGATTGAATAGTACCAGTTTCAGTTGATAAGGTTTTGTTTATAGGCGTTTCAGTTGTATAACTTGAAGACATAAAATTTTTAATTATTCCGCCTCTTGATGATTGTTGGGCTTTTTCATTGCTAACCCCTGCTGCACCAGTAGTTGTTGATGGCAAAGAAATATTTTCTAATAAACTTGTTGTAAACAAATATTCAGTTTTCATATTGCAGCCTCTAACATAAGCATTTTCTGACCAGTACGGATCTATTCCTGCGGTATGTGAGGTAATTGTAGTTCCAAATTGTGAACGGCCGTGCTCATAAACTGAACCGTTCTGTAGACGTATAATACCATCAAAATATTCAAAAAATGGAACAGCATGTATTCTTATAAGGCCAGTTGGATAAATTTTTCCATTAAAAGGTAATGATGAAAAATAGTTTTGATATTCTTGATTATTTGTAATCCAAACGTTACTGCTACCTTGTCTATGTGAAGTTCTCCATAATTGAATTTCTTCTCCCTTTTGAGCCTCAGTAATTTGTCCATTTGCAACTCTTGTATCTAAATTATTAATAAAGTTTATTGGAGCCAATCTTCCAGGTAAAACAATTTCTGGTGCAGACTCTAGCAAAGATCCATTAGGTTGTATTGGGTACCAAATTGCAAGAGTAACATTAAATTGCACAGCGTCATATTTAATAACTTCTCCGTTAGAATACAAATACCCTTGATTTCTTGTTAACCAATAAGCATTTTCTCCAATATCTAAAACATTATTTGTTAATGTATGATTAACAACTGTTGGGGGGTTAGAGGATAAATCTGAATTTAATGGCATTGCCGATAAAATATATTTTCCTTGTTTAGATACTACTTCGTTAATTGTTTTTGGATTATCTGTTCCTGATACCTCCCAAAGAAGAGATGGCTTATATATCCAAGTTCTTTCTTTTTCAAGCATATTTGCTTGACGAAGAGACCCAAAAGTTCTTTGTATGTATCTAGTTGTATAATTAATTTTTCCATTATTGTATATTTTTTTATCTTCAGATGCAATTGAAATAATATTTGGCAATGTTCCAGATGTTTGGTTTTCAATAATTCCACTAACGGATTGGTTATTTGATCCAGATAAAATACTATTAAAATCTCTATCGTTTTCTGATGGAAGCATATAGTTTTTACTCATTACAATAAAATTATTGTATTCATCAAAGAACATAGCACTTTGAGTTGATACTGCTAGTTGATTTAAAACTACTGCTACCGTTTGATCTGGAGCAATAAAAAAATATGGAATAATTGGATCTGGCTCATTTGTTATTCTATAGAATGCATAATTACTAAAACCAATATAGTCAAGAATTAAACTAATTGCATAACTAAGAGATGCTTCAGTAACCAACATTCTGGGTGCAGGCATAGACTCTAAGAAAAAATAAAAATCTCTTAGTGTTATTTCTAACGTGCCAGCGGTTACATCTGCTTGTGGCATTCCGTCAGAATATAAACTTTTAATAGGAACCCAATAATCAAACCCCTCTACATTTAATATTTTTTCATAAAAATTAAATTTAATATTTTTACGAACATATTCGTTTATAATACTATTTAAATTATTATCATTAAATGCTTGATCATCATCAAATAAAGAAATGCTTCCAGTTGAGGCTAATAGTTGTCCTACTGGTAATGCAGAATTTCCTAAATCTGAAAGTATTTTTTTAATATTATAATTTATAACTTTGTCCGATATATCAACAACCAATCTTGGAGACATTTCAATTAAATCAAATGTAGAATCAAATTTATTCATTTTTTCTACAACAATTCTTATTCCACCAATATTTTCAAACTCTCTGTATACTTTTTTTCCATTTGTTGTTTCTTCAAAAAATAAAGGATCTGTAAGGTTTGTAACAAAATTAGTTCTATTATTAATTTGTTCAGTGCCCAAAAACCATCCATATGTTGGTACAAATGTTTCATACTCACTTGTTTCTCTATTCCAAACATAAAATATTCCAACTTCATTATCATTTTCAATAACTAAATATGAATGTCCATCAACAGCAGTAAGGGGTAATAGCGTAGAAGAAGAAAGGGTTTCTATGACAATAAAACTTTGTTTAAAATTATCTGGAATGTTAGTTACTCCATATTGTAGTTCAATATATCCATCATGAGAAATAATGGCTGAGTCATTTTCACGTAAATCATTTTCGTTAAAACTATAGGCATCAACCCAATTATTTCCATTAAGATATTGAATCTTCCATCTTGATGGAGTTGTTTTATTAGCGTCTCCAAAAAATGGATCTGAAAAACTTTTAGATATATCTGTAAAATCTCCTAAGTCAACATCGCCAACGTTTGTTTGCATTTTAACAATAATTCTATTTGCTGGTACATTATTTTTATAAACAACAAATGGAACAGCATCATCTATATAATAGTTGTTGTTAACTATTGTTTTTGCAATACCTCTTTCAATTCCATCCTCTGTTCTAAAAGATGTCCAATATTTAAACTGATCATATCTTGATGGCATATAGTACCTTGGACGTCTTGCAAAATTACTTCCAGAATTTGATAAATATTTTCCTTTAAATGCTACAGCCTTATTGATTCCAGATCTTGGTCTAAAAGGTTTAATGCAGTCTTCTAAAGAATATAAAAGTTTATTTTTTTCTTTAATTGATGTAAAAAGTTGTGGTGTATTATTATCTTGAAGTCCTCCATTGATTACAACATCAGCATCTGTTGCTCCAGTGTAGTAATTTCCAGCATCAGCACTATCAAATGTATTTGGTAAAGTTAAAAATTGTGAACTTTGTTCTTGTGGTCTATATCTATAATTACCTAAAGTAAAAATATTATCTGGCATATTCATATTCCACTCAGCCAAAACTAATGATTGAGTTTGAATTGTTGCAGATGTTTCAAAGTGATTTTTTAATTCGGTACTTTCAAACATTTAAACTTCTTCCAGTGTTACCGATATATTCCAAAGATCATGATTATTAGCGCCACGCTTTACAACTGAATAATTAAAGTCTGAAAAGTAAACTTGAATAATTTGATTATATCTATTTAAACCAGTATATTTATAATTTTGTCCATCTAAATTTGTATATTTATCATAGGCAAGGTACATCCAAAAAGGACCTTGATGTGTTTCATACCAATCAAGTAACTCTACTCCACCTGCACCACCATCTGCTGTGTACTCTGCTGTAGATCCTTCACTTGGTGATATTCCTGTTGTTGAGTTAAAGTTTGGTAAACCTGAATACCCTCGTGAAGGTATCATGTTCCAGGAGACAGACATAGTTAATTTATCTGCAATATGAAAAGAACGCATACGACCATTAATAGTTCTTTGACGTTGTTCAATTCTTTGAGTATTAAATTGCATCTCTCCTCTATTATGGTCAGATAAAATAATAAACTGATCTAGGAGGTTTGGGTCTGTTTCTGTTGTAGATGCTCCTACCTCTACTCCAATAGGCACGTATAAGCCATTAGAGAGGGTTCCAGGGTTGTTTGCCCAGAGAATGGCCTGTGGTCTTGTATATCTACGTCTACCCGTTAAATAGGCACTAGTAGCCATTATTGTCTTTGCCCCCTAACTTTTTGTGAATTAACATTTTTAATTTCTTTCATTACTGCCCTTGCAATATCATTGGCATTTGAATTGGCACCATTAATACTGAATCCTAAATTATAATTATACACTGCTGTTGAGTTATCGTTAGCAGATGTAGAAATGTTATTTATTGGAATTTGAGGAATACCTTTACTGCCAATCATTGATGGATATTTTGATTCATTTAACATTGATAATATTGGACCAAATTGTTCAGTTGCTTTTCTATTCATTACAAATTCTCCAGGAGTTAACATTGCTGGGATTGTGTCAGATCCAACCCTTCCTCCACGAGCAAGGTATTTAGGAACCATTCCCCCGTACATTCTAGACATACCTGCTCCAAAAACTAATCCAGCATTTTTTGCTGCTCCAGAAATTGTTTTGTTTTTTTCAGTATTTGATGAACTGTCTTCTGGGCCACCAACTAATCCTGCTAATGATCCACTTTGAAGTGTGGCCCATTTTGTTGCAATACCTTTTAAAAGTTTATCCATGCCAGTTAATTTGTCTTTTGATAACTCAAGGGCAGCATTATAAAGATTTACTTTTCCTTCAGCAATTTCCCATTCTTTTTGAGTTTTTCCAAGAACTAACTGACCTTCAATTAATGATGTTGTTGATTTTTGATATGCCTCAAGGGCTTGTTGTTGTGGTATTAATGAATCTTGTTTAATCTTATAAATACTTTGCTCAGTTTCATAATTTTTATCTTGAAGAACAACTACCTGATCTTGTAAAATTTTTCTTTGTTGTTCAAGTGAAAAAACTTGTTGACTAATTGCATACGTACGGGCTTCAATTTGATCCTTTGTCATTCCATTAACAGTAATACTAGCAAGTGATTTTTGACGAGATGCTTCAAGTGCTTTTGTTTGTTGGTCTAATCTAGAAGCCGCAAATTGTGCTCTATCATTTTGCACTGCTTCTGCAGCGGCTGATATATCTCCAGATGATAGAGCAGCAGCAATATTTAATCTTGATTTTTCTCCATCTGCAATCTCTTGATTAATAGATGAAATTTTTTCAAGTGATTTAATTTGTGTATCGTATTGTTTATTAATTGCATCTTCTTCTTCACGAATAATGCCAAGAGTGTTATTTAATACTGTTGATTCATCTTGTAATTTTTGAATTTTTCTATCGTAATCAAGTTCAATTCTACGGCTTAGTAAATCAATAGAGCGTTGGTTAGTGTCAATTAGTTCTTGCTCGCCATCAATTCTTTTTTGTATTCCATCTATAGATGCTTGTAATGCATCTTCTTCTAGTTGTCTTTCTTCTTTAATTAATTCTGCCCTTGCATTAAAATAATTTTTAATGATTGAAAATTGATTGTTTAGTCTGTCTCCTGGAGTAACAATTTCTTTAAATGGGTCTGGTTCACTATTTAAACCTTTCCAAGCCTCTGTTACTTGGTTAATTGAATTTTTATAATCAACAATTGCTTTTACCGCTGCTCTTCGTTCATTTGAGTCAAGGCCTCCCTTTTTTTGTGCAAGCATTGCATTAATTACATTTGCAGTTACTGCTACTCCCGCTGCTTGTCCTTGAAGCATTAATAATTGATGTGAAACATTGCTAACACCTTCTGCAGACTTTAAAAGATCTTCTGGAAGACTTTTCATAAGATTACCCATTATTATAATAGATTGCGCTTTTGGCATACTTCTTATGTTATTGGATATAGACTCAAATGCAGAACTAAATTGTGTAGCATCAATTACTCCTGATTCAAGTTGTGCGCTAAGCCCATCAAGATTTGCAGTAATTGCTTTTGATGCAAAGTCTATGCTCTTTTTTGCCTCATCTCCCAATTCAGTAAATGGTTTAAGAATCATCTTTCCATCTTCAAAAACATATTGATAGGTTGTTTTCATTCCTTTGTTAAAGGTAGCGCCTACTGAATCTGTCAATGCTTTTATATTATTATTAAGTTTTGCTTGACCTGCTTCAGTTGTAAGATCAATATTTTTTAAATCTATGTTAACACTTGTTTTGTTTGCTTCTAATTGAAGTGCTTTTATGATATTATCTATTTGCTCATTTGCAAATCCGCTGCCTTTTAATTGAATTGCAATTGATTCAAAAATAAGTTGTGCTTGTTCTTTTGTTGCAGTTTTTAATGTAGATATATCGTTTTTAAAGTCTTTTTGAAATCCTTCATTTCCACGTATTTCTTGAATTGCAGATCTTTGTTTTGTTCCTACCTGTATATTTGTTTTTTCTGTTTTTAATCTTTCAAAAGGAGATGGTCCAGTTTTAACTCCAAGAATATCTCCTAATGTTTTTAATTTATTTGAAGTTAAAGTTGCGGCATTTCCAAGACCTTCAATCTTTAGTCTTTCTTTTTCTCTTGCTGAATTTGCCATATCAATAATTTTTTTCATACCAAGCAAACCACTTACTACTAAGCCTATTGGTCCCAAGAATCTTGCAATCATTCCACCAAACCTTAAAAGATTTGGAAGCAATTTTTTAATTCCTCCAGAAAACAAAGTGCTGTTTAGTGCCATCTTTTTTGT